GAGGCTAATATATTGCCTAATTCATTTAAAAAAATATATTTAAATGTAGAAGATAGGAGAGATATTGTTGTTAATTGTATTTATACAGATTGTATACCGACTGAAGTAGCAAGACGTAAAACTGTAAGTGTAAGATTTACAAGCAGTGCTTTAGATTCTCCAACTGAACAATATGATTTATCTGAATTTTGTACTGATGTAAATCATTCAATCTTGTATGCAAAATATGAATTAGCAAGACGTAAGCATAGTACACATGATATAGCTTTTAGTACGCCTTTACTAACAACTTCTTTAATACCTACTGATATTATAAAGCTGGAATTACAAAGAAAAAATAGTGTAGGTGATGATAGAACAGAAACTAATTATTATCAGGTTACAAGCATTACATATGATAATAACGGCATAAGTAGTATACAAGCTTCACATTTCCCATTAGATAGTAACGATATTGCTGAAATATCTAAGGAAATAACTACTGGTACTTTTACTGTTTTACAATGACTACTTTCCCTTCTTTAGAGCCATTAAGAACATCACTTGATTATGGTGATTATCCGCAAAATATACATCAAGCTTTAAGCGGTTCAGATGTAAGATTTAAATTAGCAAATAAAAGAATAGAGCAAATTTTACGTATTGACTATGAACATTTGACAGAATCAGAAGCGCAAAGCATACTTACACATTTTAATGATCAAAATGGAACTATTGAAGCGTTTGATTTGTCAGCAATTATATGGTCAAAATGGTCTACACCACCTGTAGACAGCAGTAATTATAAATGGAGATATTTAAGACCTTTAAATATAGCATTATCAGCGCCCAATAGATATAGCATATCTGTTGAATTAGTTACTATACCTTTATAATGGCTACTTTTCCTTCTATTGTCCCTAGTAGTAGATTGTTAATCACTGGTGACTTTCCTAATGTATTACAATCTTCATTAAATGGTGTTACTACTGGTTACAGGAGGGGTAATAGACGTGTTGAACAAGTATTACAATTAAGCTTTGCACATTTAACAGAAACACAAGTAAATTTAATCAGAACACATTTTGATGGTCAGAGTGGTAGTTTTGAGAATTTCTTTTTAACTTCTTCAACATGGAATGGTTACGCAACACCTCCTGTACCTTTAGCAAATGATTTTGCATGGATATATTCAACACCGCCTACTATTACAGACAGTATACCGAGTAGATGGAACGTACAAGTAGAACTAAAAACTGTACCTCTTGAAAGAGGTGATCTAGTATATGATGCTGGCGATTCATCCTCAACTACAAGATCTACTTTACTTGATGCCTTAACAAGTAGCTCAACACCTGTTAGAACTAATATAATAGACTCAGGGAATTCTCTTTTAGTATGACTATTACAATAACAGCATTACAAAAACAAAGAAGGGATACTGCTAGTAATTGGACTACTAATAATACTGTTTTGCTTGCAGGTGAATGGGGTATAGAATCAGATACAAAAAAATTTAAAATTGGTGATGGCACAACTGCATGGCAAGCACTCGATTATGTACCAATACCTGATACAAATAGATTATTAACAGGAAATCTTACAGTAGGCACAAACTTAAATGTAAGCGGCAATGCAGTAGTTACAGGAGATTTTACAGTAAACGGAACGACTACAACTGTAAATACTACTAATTTAGATGTTGAGGATAAAAACATAACATTAGGTAAAGTATCAACGCCTTCAGATACGCTTGCTGATGGAGGAGGTTTAACTTTAAAAGGATCTACCGATAAGACATTTAATTGGATAGATAGTACAGATTCTTGGACATCATCAGAACACTTTTCTGTATCAGGACAAAAAGAAGTTAGATATTTGGATTCTGACTCGTCACATCATGTAGGATTTAAAGCACCTTCAACAGTTACATCGAATGTTGTATGGACTTTACCAGCTACAGACGCAGCGGTTAATGGTTATGTCTTAGCTAGTGATTCAAGTGGTAACTTAAGTTGGGTTGACCCAGGTTCTAGTACTAACCCAACTTTTACAGGTGATTTGACATTACAAAATGATGGAAATATAAGAGGTTTTGCAACAGTGCAGGCAATATATACAGGTTCTACAAAAACCTTAATAGTCACTGTTGCAAGTAAAACCGCTACACATAGATATAACGGTACTGGATCAAGCAACGGATATAAAATAGATGGCTATGAAGCACCTTTTATCACATTGACACCTGGCAGAACTTATAGATTTGATCAAGCCGATAGTAGTAATTCTGGACATCCTTTACGGTTTTATTTAGAAGCTGATAAGACAACAGCATATACAACAGGGGTTACTACAAATGGTACAGCAGGTACAAGTGGGGCATATACAGAGATAGCTGTTACAGATACAACACCAATAGTTTTGCATTATCAATGCTCGGCACATGGTTACATGGGTAATAGTGTATCTAGTAATTCTAATGTTGTTAACTATAATGATTTACTTAATAAGCCAACAATACCAACTAATAACAATCAACTTACAAACGGTGCAAATTATATAGATGGTAGTACTTTAAATGCAAGTAATTTATCATCTGGCACAATACCAGATGCAAGGTTCCCCTCAACATTACCAGCAGCTTCAGCAGCAAACTTAACATCAATACCAGCAGCTAACATAACTGGTACGCTACCAGCAATTAGTGGAGCAAATTTAACTAATTTACCAGCAGCAGATTTGAGCAGTCTTAATGCTAGTAATTTGACTAGCGGTACAATACCAGATGCTAGATTTCCTGCTACTTTACCAGCAATTAGTGGAGCAAACCTAACAAACTTACCAGCACAATCAGATTCTACAAAAATGCCGCTTGCTGGTGGTACTTTTCAAGGTGAAGTTATTTTTCAAAAAGAAATAACCGAAACAGTTTTTGCAATAACAGATGCCTCTTCAGTAGCCTTAGATCCTATTAATGGAACAATACAAACTTGGACATTAGGAGCAAATAGAACTGCTACTGATTCTCTTACTACAGGGCAATCAATGCTTCTTATAGTTACTGCGAGTGGTTCCTCTTATACGATGACTTGGCCTACAATGACTTGGGTAGGAGGTTCTGCCCCAACATTGGGTGGAGCTACACCAACAGCAATAGAATTATTTAAAGTTGGAAGCACATTATATGGTGCAACTGTAGGAGATTTAGGTTAATGAGATCGCATAGGCTACGTGCTGCTGCTGGTGGTGATACTGGGGCAATAGTTGCTGGTGCTACCTTACATTGGGATTTTGGGGATACTAATTGTTGGAATAGAACTAGTAGTACGATTAGTGACTTATCAGGTAATAGTAATAATGGCTCTTTATATGATTATGGCGGCACTGGTAAAACGCATACTTATGATTCGTCTAAAGGTGGCCATTTAGTTTTTGCGAATACTAATTCACAGCAAGCGAATGGGGGTGTTGAAGTTTCTGGAAGTTTACAATTTGGTACTATTTTTCGTAGAGCGCAATATTTTGGAGCTAATAATGGTTCTGCAAATCCACCTCCCCCATTCACTTTTGAATTTATTTATAACGCAAGTTTGATTAATTTAAATGGCGCATATGAGCGTAGCCCCGCATCTAGTACTCATGTAGTTAACACTATGAAAGGGCCAGATATTTTGTATTCTGATGGATTGGATTTTATTGGTTTTATTGGTAGATATGCTTCTTTAACTTTTATAGCTAATACTTTAGCCCAACAAGGTTTTGATAGTACTGGATCTAGCAGCCCTGGTGACAACGGTGCTAATTATAATTCTAGTGCTGGTGGTATAAAAGCTACTAGTAGTACTTTTAATTATGGTTCTAATGCTACAAGTACTGGATGGGAACAAATTATAGTTACTAGAACTGTAAGTGGTTCAACTTTTACTACAAATATGTACAGAAATAAAACTTTATTTTATACAGCTACAAATAATATAGATTATTATAGTTTTAGTATTTTTGGAACTGCTGAAAAATTTTTTAATTTCAGAGGTAGTTATGGCATTATAAGAGGTTACAATCAATCATTTTCACAAGCTGATGTTGATAGCCAATATAATGCCCAAAAATCCCGTTTTGGGCTACCTTAAATTAACTTATGAACTACGCAATCATTGATGGTACTACTGTAAAAAGCACTGGTACAATTCA